CTCGTGCATCTTGAGCATGTTCATACTCCGGGTCTCGACAATTGGGCGGGTGATGGAGCAGAGAACGTAGGCGTTCTTGTCCAGACGCTTGGCAAAGTTGCTCGCGTAGATACACATGGACTGCTTCCCCATGGCTGACTGATAGGTGTTTCGAGGCGACTGGTTGTGGTCCGAAAGAGGAATGGTAGCTGCCATATGTCCCAACAGAAGCGATGGGTGGATCTCGTAATGCGTATGCGTCGTGATCAAGTCGCGCGTGAGGGCGATCCGGAGCGTCTCCGTCTCGGAGGCATCAATGTACTCGACGCATGTCTTGACCCAGTTATTCCAGTCCTTGGCTGCCCCGCCCGTCGGTGGCTGGGTGCCAACACGAAACACCGGACGCACAACACGACCACCATCCGTCTCGATGCAAATCGTATTCAGCAAAGTGAACCAGGCAATTGACGTATGGGGGTGAAGGCGCATCGAGTGCTTGGCTGCGCGCATAGCCGTCACGAGACTGTGAGGGTTGGACGTATACGCAACCAGAACACCGTTCACGCTAATGGATGTTCCGTCATAGACACGCGGGGTCTCCACCCACGTCAAGGGATAGTCGCGGAGAAAGTGGAGAATCGTGTGCGAGGGCACGTGCTGCGAGACCGATGTGAGCAGTGACATGGTCTTGACGATACCGACTGAATGACCCTCCGGAGTCTCGACCGGACACATGAACCCCCAGGACGTGCCGTGGAGCTTGCGAGGTGCCAACAACTTACCCGACTTTTCCACCGGTGTCTGGATGCGGCGCAGATGCGAGAGGGTGGATGCATAGGACATGCGAGCCAGAACCTGGGATACACCAACCTTGGTGGCGTTGGAGAGAGAGGTTGAGGATGAGGTGCCGAGTCCAAGCACGGTAAAGTTTCCAGTGGCCAGTGCCTGCTTCAACTTGCCCTCAATGGTCGAGAGCTTCAGGATCTTGTACAGGTTATTGATGGACAGAATCTCCAGCGGCCGCGGTTCACCCTTCTTCCAGTTATCGTTATTGACTTCCTGCACAAACTCATTGCGAGTATCGTTGCACACCTTTTGGAACAGCTGACGGAACAAGTGAGTTAACAGGGCACCCGTTGTGACAACGCGCTTGTTCGGGTAGGCATCACGGTCATCGAGTGGAATGTGCTTGCAATACGTCAGGAGCAGTCGACGAATCATGGACGCAGTCAGAACGGCACGACGGGCGTTCAAGATCTCCGGAGTGGTGATCTCGCCGGCAAATCGAACGTGAGGCAGGTACTCGGTCGTGAGCAAATGGCGAACATATGCACACTTATCCTCCTGGTTGGTGCCATACTGCAGGTGGTTCGAGAGGTACGACACTGCCTCTGTTTGGGTGAAGATTCCAAGTTCAGATGCGTCGCGGAACGATGCAGCCAGTAACTCGCAATGGGACTCGGTCTCGGAGCCCCAAATGAGTCGTGTAATCTCGCGATCTGTCACGACACCGAGGGCTCGAAAGTACACGACAACTGGAATGTCCTCACGGAACCTGGGGACACAGGCCATCATCGGGTATCCGAATCCATTGAACTTGGAACTCAACCGGATCTCGAGCTTCTTGGGCGGAGTGGTGAAGGACTCGTGCAGCGACTTCATTTCGACCGAATAGAGATGCTTGGATGTCGTACGCTTGTTCTGAAAGATCATGATCCGGTTATCCGCCACCTTTTCCTGGCAAAGGATGGTGCGCTCCGAGCCATGGACGACGAAATACCCGAGTGGGTCATGCGAACACTCGCCCATCTCGGCCAAGGATGCCGGGTAGTCCTTGAGGAGACACAGACTGGATCCGAGCATGACGGGGAGCTTGCCCATGGAAATACCCTCAAAGACCCGCGACTCCTCGTCAAATGTATCAAGCTTCTCGCCCTTGTAGGTGCGAGCCACAAACCGGATATCCGCATGCATCTGGGCCGCATAAGTGAAGTTGCGAATGCGTGCCTCTGCAGGAAGCATTGGCTTGACGCGTCCGGTCGCCTCTTGAAGCTTGGGCTTGGTGTAGGTGACATTCTCAAAGAGAAGACGGAACTCGTACTTGTACTTTTTCGTGGCCTCATCGAGTTCGTGCCACACCGTGATGGGAGGCGTAGACTGGACAATCAGTGGAATCTTGTTGCGAACGAAATCTTCAAAGGAGTCGAGCTGGTGGTCCACGAGACGACGAACGCCGCTTGCGAAATATGCGGATGCTGCTGCCCACTCCATGGTACTATGGTAAACGTTCTCCGTAAATAAAAGGTCTTCGTTTTTAACAATGACAGACACAAAGCCGGTCTACAAGATTGTCAAGACAGGGGGTCCTCCGGCTCCGGCTCCAGCTTCAGTCCCACTACCAAAGGCGGGAAAACGTACCCAAAAGACGTATCCCAAGAGCTCGTTGCGCATGACACGGAAGGCAGAAGGTGTTCGGGACCCTGCACGACCCCCTCCGTTTCGCAAGGGTACTCTTCGTATTCTCACGGAATCGGGTCGGAAAAAGCGTGAACGCAACATTCGTCGTACAGTTCGTTCAATGACAGATACACAGGCTCGTGATCATCTTCGCAAGGCGGGTATCAAGGTGAGCTCAAAGGCTCCTCCGCATCTTGTTAAGGAAATCTTGGATGGCGGTATGACAGCCGGAATGATTCCCGCATAATCAAATAATGACAAGTGTGTGGGGCCCGCTCGGATGGATGACGCTCCATTCAATGGCGTCCTTGTATCCCGACTCGCCATCGGACGCAGAGCGGGTATTAATGACCAAGTGGCTGACCTTGTTCCAAGAGACGATCACGTGCCCTTCATGCCGGGACCACTTTGCCAATGCGCTCACTGGGTATCGTGTCCAATTCCCCGGAATGATGAATTCGCGTCAATCCTTTTTGGTTGCAACATTTCGTCTCCATAATTCCGTGAATCGTCGTCTACACAAGCCCGTGTACTTGTCGGTCGATTCGTGTTTGGAGACCTTGCGGAATGTTGTCAAGACACGATCGACACAGGAATATCGCGGTGCGTATTACGTGCATATCCGGAAGCACTGGAGGTTGTTCCAAGATGCGTCGGGAATCGCGGCGTTACGGAAGATCAATGAAATGATCAAAGTGGAAGGGGAATATGCAACTTCTCGAAGCAATAACTTTGAAGTATCAATTGCCGAGGATGTCGTGGTCATTACGGATATGGAGGTGACTGCGGCCACTGAAGTGTCATTGCGCCCTCGTCAGCAGCAGGCATCAGGAAGGAAACTCCGATTCGTCGGCGGAGTTCTTCGCTTGCAATAAGATAAATGAACGTCTGGGCTGTGTATGTTGGACTTGCAGTCATTATCAGCACGCACCTTTGGATGCTGAAGGATATCATGCCCAAGGCAATGCAAACCTATCATGCAGCCGGCAACCTTGCCGCTGCGTTTCTCATCATTTACGGAGTGTTTTACTCCCCCACTCCGAAACAGAAGTAGGTGGGCGCGCCGGATCCCATGGCAAGTGAATCAACGGGTCAGACTCCCATGCAAATCGTTTCATCCATAACGGCCGTGTCTCGGTCTCTTCGCTATACAGGTAATCCCCCGACTTGGGCAAAATGAAATCAAGCTGCTCGGCAATCCCAAATGGGGGGTCCGGGTACTCCCACTCAAACTCCATCGGCTCGTCGAAATCCACAAGGGTTTGGACGAGTGGTGCCTCTGCATACGGGTACACCCAACACCAATCCGGAACTTCAGATGTCGTAAAGTACTCGAGCGTCCACATATACGTCTTCCAAAACGCCTGGACCACGGGCTTCCAATCCAATATACCATCAAGACGCAATCCGTGACGGAGTTCGAGGGCATACCCATCCTCGGACGGAATGGACTTGACCAAGACAGCCGTCTCCTGTTCAGCAGCCTTTTCAAGTGTCAAGTGCATGGCCCGCGCATGACCGTGATGGCGCAACGAGAACATTCCCAAAGTCGGCATAAAATCGTTCCCGAAACAGAGAATGCATTTGCGAACATAGTCGTCGACGGGCATAGGCAAGGCGGCAATCAGGGCTGTCACGGAAAAGGCATCGTCATCACGCAAGAGGTAGATATCGCCCAACCGGTGCTGGGCCAATGCGATCAGGACCAGATCTGCATCCAGCCCGTAGATGGCAATGCGACGCCTGGGGCCCTCGTACCCTCGCAGGTATGTGAACAACTTGTGCTCGCCCTCTCCACGCTCCAATGTCCCGGATACAATCAAATGCGGAAACGCGGCCCGCAAGGCTGCCTCCAACTCCAGCATGTAGGTCGTGCCCGGTGAAATCTGGTTTCTGTCAAACACTCCCTTGTCAGATTTCTTGAATCGACGGTACCGCTGCTGCACCATCTTTGCATATGGGACTAATCCATCGAATGCCACCACAATGGTCTTTGCCCGGATACGGTCCAGGTATGTCCGGAGTCCTTTCACTACGCTTCCGATCGGATCTGCGTCGTCAAGAACTGTGTGAATAAAACAATTAAAATCAAGTCCCAAGACATCACACTCAAACGTGTCATACCGGGTCTGGATGGTTCGGTGAGTTTTCAGCAGGGATGCAACATAGTACGGAATGCCCATTGTGTGTTTTGCGCACCTTGCATGTAATTACCAGCCAAAGCACGACTTGACCTTGGCCTCCACCGCCTTGAGCTGGGGCGGGATAAGCGACTCCACCTCCTTCTTGACGGTTTCAATGGCCTGGATAACGTGGGGAACAAGTGTCTGCATCAGTGCCTTGGCATCGCCCTTCTTGTCATCCGGGAGACCCGGGGCCGTGTCCACGAGGTGGACAAGAACGCCTGTCAGAAGCTTGGTGCGTTCCTCGTCTGTGACTCCCTTGAGCGTCTGGAAGTGAGCATACACGGCAAGAATGGTAGGAACCGGATTCTTGGCATCGAAGTTCTTGAAGAGCGTGGAGTCCGTCGCAATCTCCGAGGATGACGAGGGTGCAGGAACAGCCGGGGGCTCGACAACAACCGGCGCGGGAACTGCAGCATCTTTGCGGTCTTCAGCCTTGTCAGTGGACATTTTACTTTGAGTGAGCTAATAAATTTCCTGATATCACGTAAATGAGCACACCTGCACCTACAGGTATTCCCCCAGTTCCGGTTCCGTGTCCCGCCGGACAAGTGTTTGATTCAACGAGCGGAATGTGCAAGTCTTCCGTCGTTCCCACTGTTGCATCGGCTGTTGGAAACACGGCAACGTCTGCGGTGGATACGGCCGTGGTTGCCGGAACGAGTTTGTACACGATTATCCTCGTGTTACTGGGCAGCATTCCCCTGCTGATCTTCCACTACGGTGCGGCCAAGTTGTCGTTTGATACCTATGGCTCGTACCTGTGGGCCTTTATTGATTTCCTCTTCCCCTACCTGTACTACCCGTTCTATGCGATTGCTCTCAAATCTTCGGCTTCCGTTGGAAGTTCTCCCGCTGTTTTCGGAGGACGTCGTAGGAAGTGAAGACCTCGCTGTACAAGAACCGAACCTTCTCATCTAAATCCCGTTGCACAAAGATGAAGACTACGTACATGAAGACCATGCGCCCGCCAAATACTTCCACATACGTCTCGAGATCGCGACGGATCGGAAAGTAGGGGACAACATAATCTACAAAATACGAGGAAAAGAACGCTAACAAGGCAAGCATCGAATATTCAGACAAGACGTCGGCAACCTGCAGATACGAAGGAAGCTCTTTCCAAGAGTCCGAGTACTTTGGAAACAGATTGTCGACAAAGACTGACACGATTGCGCCTAGAATTGCATACACCACCGCAAGCATTACGATGTTTAGTAAGAGGTTTACGACATGCCCATTGATTTCCGGGGCGCGCCCGGGAAACGAAAACTTCATTACATTTTCACGAGAGAAGATATAGCTATCATGTCGTGGGGATACCATCTTATGCTCGACGTTGCCCGCTGCACCCCTCACACGATCCGTTGCCCTCGGACCATCGAGACCTTCACACACCGTCTTGTCAAGGAGATTGATATGGTTGCATTCGGCAAGCCCCAGATTGTCATGTTTGGAGAGGGAAACAAGAAGGGGTACACACTGGTTCAGTTGATCGAGACATCCAACATTTGCGCCCACTTTTGTGAAGAGACAAATGACATGTACCTCGATGTGTTTTCGTGCAAGACGTTCGATCCAGATGTGGTACGTATGGTCGTGGACGAGTCCTTCGGCCCGGAGAGAATGAAGCAGATGTTTGTGAAGCGTCAGGCACCCGGCCCACTCTTGCAGTAATTTTAACGAGATTACGCACACTCAAGTAATGCCTAGTGCAGAAGAGCTCCGTACATTATCCGATGAAAACAACCGTATCGATCTTTTTATCCGAACATCCGAACGCGAGGCAGCCGATGCTGCTCGTATGGGCGAGAAGTATGTGTTTATTGAAGCTCCATTGTACGTGTCTCGCGATAGGGTGGAGAATGTGTTAAAGGAGACGTTCCCCGGGTGCAGTGTCTCCCGTCGGACGTTCACTGCTTTTTACCGGATCTCGTGGGCATAAGGCCTTTATCATGTTCCTATCCTTTTCAGCCTGTTCCCACTGACCATACTCATAGTCGATCGTCTGCGTGGGGGATCCATTGGTATAATACAGCGTGATCTGCGATCCGAATGGAAATTTGGTTCCAAGCCAGACACCATGCAGCCCCGAAAGTTCAATCATTCGCCCTGCAACCTGAATTACGCGGGACATTTTGTGTATGGACTCCCAATGTGTTAAAACCTCGGATTACCGACGGCTACGGCGAGATTTCCGGGACTTGCGGGACTTGCGCTTGCGGGTACGTCCGCCCTCGAGAGGTTGGGGATCATTTTTGTCATCGACTGCAAGTGGATCTCCTCCATCCACGGGCGTAAAGACCCAATATTGTTTCTTGAGTTCTGTATGGACTCCTCCTGCAGATGTATCCGAGTCAAACAAGAATCCGTTCCCACCAAAAAACCTTGCAACGGGCGGTTTTCGAATGTCGACACTGTTCATGATTTTCTTCGTGTTGTACGGGTCGGCGTTTTTCTTCGGCGTCACGAAATACCGCTTTCCCACTTCAAGTGGCGGCATTTACTAAACGCTTCGAATAAATTCCCACTTCAAGTAGGAACAGATCTTCTCCCAGATGTGATCGTGCGCGATCAGTCGGTCTCGTGACTTGAGCAGCGGAAAGTAGACCTTGTACTCATCGAGATCCAGCAGCTCGAAAAACTTGTACAAGATGTACGAATAGCTCAAGAAATTGGTCCGGTCGTTCGGGCAATACAGCAGGAACGGTGCCTGGATTTCTTGAAACATATTGCGGACCTTTTCCTCGATTTCCGGGGTAATGGTCGGTGGTGGATTCCCGTTCAAACGCGACAGAATGTGGGCGGCGTGTTCGTAGTACTTGGATCGGCCCAGTTTCTTCAAGATTTCACGAATCTCCTTTTCCGTCAAGTCTGCAATGTTATTGATCCGCCGTTTCCGGATTTCAAGAACCACTTCGTTCATGACCTCCTCCGGGATCATGGTGGATTCCTTGGCTTGGAACTGGTTCAGAATCTCATTCAAGTGGTTGATTTTCTTGTATGCATAATTGTTCCGTTCCTTGGGCGGGTCCCGGAAGGAGGGAAAGTCCGAAACCACGAGAGCATACTCTTCCGATCCACAGTTCGGGCAGACCAAGATTCCCTCGGAACTGATTTCTTCGCGCGCAACATTGCATTGGTTGCAGTGTTCAGTCATTTGCTGGACAACATCCGGGCAGTTCGACAGTTTCATGCGTGTCACGTACTCGTCAAAGATCTGTTTGCGAGACACACCTTCAGCAGGAGCAGCAGAGGCAAAGAATTTCAAGAACGTATTGGCATCCTTGGGTGAAGC